ATATTTGTGAACTCATATAATGGATTCAGCCCAGCCCAAAGATACAAAGCCCTAGCGTGGTTCAAAAAAGAAATCAAAGAAGGCCGTAAGCCAGAAAAGCCAGATGTCTGTGATTGCTGTGGGCAGACAAAGGGTCATTTAATGTGGCATAGCGAGGATTACAGTGAGCCTTTCGGCAAGCATATCGGTGAGCATGGCTTGTGCTATGTTTGTCACATGATGGTTCATTGCAGATTTCGCAACAAGTCATTGTGGCAAGAATTTGTCAGTATATTGACCTCTGGTAAAAAGCCACAGCCATACTATTACAATGATTGGAAATCGTTTAAGGCGGAGTATCTAGTCAATGAAATGCAGTCAGTTGAATTTGAAGCCGCTAATCATAACGGCAACAAATTCCTTTCACTGGTTAGCGATAGCGTTTAGGGACATACCCATCACCACTGTCGTAATGTTGCGTAAACTCCAACGCTTCTTCTAGGTATTTTAGGTCAATGTCAAAATCATCATAACCATTCGCGATGCTGTCATAGTATCCTTTGCTTGGCATGGCGAGACCATCACGGTTCATAACATATGCCATAAACTGTTGCCCCTCTTTGTTCGCAAAGTATTCCTTACGGTACAGTCGCGGATAACCTTCGTATTGGTCTAGGGATACTTCACAATCATCAGTGATGCGCCACAGTCCAACAGGGCAATGGAATCCTTTGGCGGGGATAATGTCTGCAACGCCTCTAAATACTAGGCGGTAGTTCGGCAACATCACCTTGCCAAGACATTCTGCATTAGGGCATCGCCATTTCATTTGCTGTTTGTTTAAGTTGCTTCCATAAGCTAGGTAGATTGGTTTGGTCATTGTATATCCTGTAGTATCAAATATTCGTGGTTCACAAGTTGGTCAATAAACGCTTGTTCTGTTGTAACGCTTATTGCTTCACCGCCTTGCATCTGTATCCGTTCTGCCATAAGCAACATAAACAGAGTGGTTTCTTCATTCTCGCAATCACATACTCGCTTTAGTGACTGCATCAAATCCTCATGGCTGTCTCCGCAAATAAAGTCCCTGCCGTTCCGCCCATTGTTCAATGTGTAGTATCGCATTAGGCTTGCCCCTCAAAATGCTTCTGCCGCGCCTTGTAAAAGCGTGTCACCCATTGTGGCAAATGTCCATCTTTCACCATTGGCTTAAACATTGCGGCAAGCGCAAACTTATTGTCCTCAGTACCAGTAGTCCAATTTTGCAAACGCTCACGGTTGCTGGCTTGCGCCACCATTGCACCTGTCAAACGTACCCAAGCCTCAGCTTTTGCATATTCAAAAGTTCCACTATGGTGTCTAAATTCAACAGTCTGGTGGCTCCAAAAAGCGTTAAGGTTCAATTTGTGGTAACGTCCACTGCCCAGCTTGTTCGCCATTTTGCGTATCGTGGTGCAGTTCATCCAAGTTTTCCACATAGCGGCTGTCGTGCTTTTGTTCTCAGCATTTCCATTTAGCCATCCTTGGCAGTAATACTGATTGTTTTGGCGGCGGCTTTTCGGCATCACGCTATCAATGGCACGTTCAAATTTCACATAACGTGCGGCAAGGTTACGGAAGTTTGGCAAGTCCCAATCACCCACACCCCAATGCACATGGAATCCACAAGTAATGTTCACCTTCGCACCAGCCGCCAAAGCAATATCCAAAACTTGCTTCATTTCAGCCAGCCCAGCTTCGCCCTGTAAAATCGGGCTTACAATTTCAAATGGGTGGTCACCGCGTAGACTGCCATCAGGCTTCACACGCCAATAGCTAGTGTCGCGGTTACTGTAATAGCTTTCACCAGCGTTAATGCCAGCTTCACGCAGTTTGCTAACAAGTGTACTCATCCGTACACCATGTCCTTCAAATTCAACTCCAAAGGTTCTGTTAGTAAAGGCAGTCATTTTGGTCTCCGTGGTTTAGGTCAATTCCTTATTACCCATATAGTCTGCCATACCTGTTTACCATTGTCAACACATTCAACAATAAAATATCATTTTTATTTCATTAAAAAACAAAGACTTATAATTTTTTTGGAATTTTTTATCTATCTTCAAATATCCAAGCCTCGATTTCTTCATCGGTCATTGAATCAAAGTCTGGCTCTGGTCGTGGTTGTGGTCGAAGGATACGCTTGCCGCGAGAAGTGAATTTCTTTTTCTTCGTCTTGGGTTTCGGCTTTGGCTTTGGTTTGGGAAGGTCAGGCAGAATATACATACGTTCTAATGTTATGAAAGAGAACTGACAATCAATACATTCACGTTTCCGTGTCTTACCATCTTGGACATCGCGAACCTTTATTGGAAGCACTTTGGTCTTTATTGAACCGCATTGTGGACAGGGGAGCATCTTATGGCTTTCGTGATTAGTTTGTTTCTGATACAGTAAAAATGCCCCGATATGGGGTTGGTGTCAATGAATGGCACATTTTTTTGAAACAAAAGTGGGACAAAGTGGAAACGGTCAGCTATGACAGTCAAACTCACAGAAGCAATCAAAAAGACAATCAAAACAGAATTTATTGAGGGCTACCTTGATGATGAGGGCGTGAGGATATACCCATCCATTGACCACTTAGCAAAGCGTCACAACATTAGTCGTACCACTCTGTACCGTCATACCAATGCAAAACAAGATGATTGGCAGAGACAGAAAAACCATTTTCAAACTGAAATGGAAAAGGAAATAGAGGAAGGTAGACGTAAAGAGTTAGTAGAGGCGGCTAAAACTCTTGATAAAAACTCATTGAATATCGCACAGGCTCTATTGACTAAGGTTGGTAGACGCATAGCAAGGTCAATGGAACTAGAAAGGGCAGACCCAAACAATGTGGGGTTAAGCGCGGCAGAATTGCGCGAATTGTCAGCAGTGGCGGCTAATGCTCAAAAGATTGGTAAATTAGCTTTAGGCGAAGCACAGGAAATTTCAAAGGTATCAGCAGATGTCTCAGCCCCAGAATCATACTTCGCACTCATTGAAGAACTGGACGAACTTGCCAACAGAAAGGCATCGCTTGGCAAGCACACTTTGCAGTGATTGGTTTACACAGGCAAGGGAAGAACAGATACCAAAAGAGGGCGATTGGAATATATGGCTCATTTTAGCAGGGCGTGGTTGGGGGAAAACAAGAACAGGTGCAATGGATGTAATACGATATGCCCTCAGTAATCCAGAAACACAGACCGCCGTTGTTGTACCTACATTTGGGGATTTACGCAGAGTTGCATTTGGCGGGGTTTCAGGAATATTGGCACACATACCGCGAGAGCTTCTAATGGAAGGCAGGGGGCAGGGATACAACGCATCTAGCCAAGAAATAAGATTATTTAATGGCTCAAAGATATTGGGCTTTTCAGCGACAGAGCCAGACCGCTTGCGTGGTCCGCAATTTCACAGAGCATGGTGCGATGAGATAGCCGCTTGGAAAAACCCAGATACATTTGACCAGTTAATGTTCGGCTTGCGTCTTGGGCAAAACCCGCGATGTGTTATCACTACTACTCCAAAGCCAACATCACAGATTAAAAACCTATTGAAGCGGGATAAAATACTTATCACTAGGGGTAGCACGTTTGATAATGCGGCAAACCTAGCTCCCGCCGCTTTGCAACAGTTAGAAGATAAATATGGCGATACAAGGCTTGGCAGACAGGAGCTTTATGCAGAGGTTCTTGATGATTATGAAGGTGCGCTATGGTCATTTTCAATGATTGAGCAAACCCGCATCAAACAAGCAGAAGCACCAGAAATGCAGAGAATTATAGTGGCTATTGACCCCGCTGTGACTAATACTGAAAATAGTGATGAGACAGGCATAGTAGTAGCAGGGCAAGGTATTGATTCAAGGTACTATGTTCTTGAGGATGTTTCTGGTAAGATGACACCAGATGGTTGGGGTCGTTTGGCGGTTGATATGTATTACAAGTATCGCGCTGACCGTATTGTTGCAGAAGTTAATAATGGTGGCGATTTGGTGGAGCGTTTGATAAGAACAATAGACAATAACGTGCCATATACGCCAGTAAACGCCGCTAGGGGCAAGATTATCAGGGCAGAACCTATCGCGGCATTGTATGAGCAAAAAAGGGTTTCCCATGTGGGTATGTTCGGTGAATTAGAAGAACAAATGTGTTCATACACAGGAGTGTCAAAAAAATCCCCTGATAGATTAGATGCCTTAGTTTGGGCTATTACAGAGTTAAGCCAATCCAGTGGGACGGCATTTTGGAGAATAAGCTAATGGGCATCGCAGATTATTTCAAAGGGCTATTTACACCTACAATACAGACCAAAGAAGCACCACAAGTGCTAATGAATTATGTTTCATCTACACATTACCGCAAGGATGACTTTCAAAGTTACTCAAAAGAGGGATATCAAGAAAACGCAATCGTATTTAGGTGCGTCAATGAAATAGCCAACGGTGCGGCGGCAATCCCCTTCAAAGCCTATCAAGGTGATATTGAATTAGAAGAACACCCAATACTAAGCCTATTAGCAAGACCCAATCCATTGATGGCGGGTGTTGAGTATTTCCAAGCCCTTTACAGCTACCTATTGCTTTCTGGTAATTCATACGCAATCCGCACAGACATAAGCGGTATGCCCAGAGAATTGCATCTGTTACGCCCAGATAGAATGAAAGTAAGACCAAGCAAAACCAGCATACCAGAGGGCTATGACTATATGCTCAACGGCAGGGTTGTTAAGGCTTATGATGCAGACCCGCTTACAGGCATGAGTGAAGTCAAGCATCTAAAGATGTTCCACCCGCTTGATGATTACTATGGAATGTCCCCATTGGGTGCGGCGGCTATTGATATTGACAACCACAACGCCATCAACAAGCACAACATCAGCTTGCTCAACAATGGTGCGCGGCCTTCAGGTGCAATCGTGTTCAAGCCTATGAATGACCGTGGCGTACCAATGCAGTTATCAGATGCACAGCGCAAACAGCTTTCAGATGATGTGGATGCCAAGTTCAGTGGTCCAACAAATGCGGGTCGTCCTCTATTGCTTGAGGGTGATTTTGATTGGCGGGAAATGGGGCTGTCACCAAAGGATATGGATTTCTTGCAACAGAAGCACATGGCGGCAAAAGATATTGCGCTTTGCTTTGGTGTTCCCAGCCAGCTAATCGGTATCCCAGATAGCCAGACATACGCCAACGTACAGGAAGCGCGGCTTGCTCTGTATGAGGAAACCATTATCCCATTGGCGATGCGGGTATGCTCTGACTTGAATGAATGGCTTGCGCCAGCTTTCGGTGATGACATCAGCGTCAAGTATGACTATGAGCAAATCCCAGCCATGACAGAACGCCGCCGCCGTGTTTATGAAAACGTGGTAGCGGCAGTCCGTGAGGGCATTATTTCTCGTAACGAGGCAAGAGAGCGTCTTGGTCTTGAGCCAATTACAGGAGGTGATGATGTCTATATCGCGGCTAATCTTTTTCCTTTGGGAAGCGCAGAGACCGCGCCAGCCGAAGGCGCAGAAGCAGAGGAGGACGGTAAAAATGCTTATGGCGAAGATTACTTTGTTGATAGTGGATATAAGAGTGAAATTGAAAAAGATGTATTCACAACTGAAGAAGAAGCTGAAGAACGTGCGGAAGAAATAGGTTGCTCTGGCACACACAGCCATGAGACAGATGATGGCACAATCTATATGCCTTGCGGCTCCCACGCAGATTATGAGCGTTTAACAGGTGATGAGCTAGAAAACCCAAAGCAAGACCCACGTTTCGGTGAAGGCCGTGATGTGTTTGATACAGCGCGAGAAGCAAGGGCAAGGGCAGAGGATTTAGGTTGCGAGGGTTCACACAGTGTCCGTAGTCCAGATGGCACATACCACATCCCATGCAGAAGCCACTCAATCTATATGCGTATCACTGGTCAAAACAAGGCGGGGGACTATGGCGATGATGCGAAGGCGGAATCAAATGTTAACACAATCCCTACTGACGAAATGGCGAAAGAGGCCGCAAGAGGACTTGAAATGCGGCGAGAGTTCGGCAGGGGTGGAACACAAGTCGGTGTCGCAAGAGCAAACCAGCTTGTCGCCAAAGAAAGGCTATCACCAAGAACAGTAAGACGTATGCACAGCTTCTTTAGCCGCCATGAGGTCGATAAGAGAGCCGAGGGCTTCCGTCAAGGCGAAGATGGCTATCCAAGTGCAGGGAAGGTGGCGTGGCTGTTATGGGGAGGTGATGCTGGTCAGCGTTGGGCTAGACGTAAGGTGCGTGAGCTTGAAAGGGCAGAGGGCAAAGCCATTGAAGATGAAATGGTCATGTTTGGCTGTTGCGATGATTGCGAACCATTGAATTGGGGCGAAGAAAAAGCAGAGGTCAACAAGCGGGTCAAAGAGGCATTGGCTGAGAAGGTCAAAGAGCATAATGACAAACACGGTGACAAAAAGGGCAAGCGTGTCACACAGCGTATGCTTGAGGCGGTATTTAAGCGTGGCGTAGGCGCATATCGTACAAACCCTGAGTCAGTGAGGCCGAGCGTATCAGGCAGTGACCAGTGGGCATATGCAAGGGTCAATGCTTTCTTATCTGCCGTAAGGACAGGCAGATTTAAGAGTGGCAAGTTTGATTTAGACCTTTTGCCAAGAGACCATCCATTGAGTAGCAAAAAATGAGCATAGACGGTCATTACGGATTACAGGTTCATCAGGGTCGCTATTGGGGGCTAGAGCCGCTTTTTAAGTTTGGCTTCAATAGCGCAGTAGGCACAGATGAAGAAACCATATGGGATGAGGGCGGCATCTATGCGTACCCATCGTCTGCATCTGTTATGAAAGTTTCAAGCTCTAATGCGGCAGATACAAGCACAGTGGTTATCGCAGGGCTGGATGCAAACTATGATGAAGTAGAAGAAACCGTTACCATCACAGGCCAGACAGCCGTAAATACAACCACAGAGTTCTTGCGGGTGTTTCGGGCAAGGGTCACGGCAGATGAACCCGCAGGGGATATTTACATAGGCACTGGCACAGTGTCATCAGGTGTTCCAGCCAATAAGTTTGCCAAGATTACCGCAGGGGAAAACCAAACGCTGATGGCGGTATGGACTGTTCCCGCAGGGTACACTGCTTATTTGCATCAAGGCACAATCGCCAGTGGCACAACAGCCGCGAACAAATTTGCGACTTGTCGGTTAAAGGTGAAGCCATTTGGTGAGGTTATGCAGACAAAGGCCGTGGTCACACTGCATAATTCATTTGTGGACTTTGATTTCGGTATGCCCCTTCGCATCCCAGAGAAATCAGACATTGAGGCCAGAGCATTGGTTAGTTCTGGCTCAGATGCAATATCTGTCACCTTCACCATCATTTATGTGAAGAATAGATAATGGTCGCCCTAGCCGTTAAAAGGCGCGGCATCAGGGTATCCGCCAGAAAAGAAGTCATAGAGCAAAACCGCATGAGGCTTGGGTTTGAACGTAAACTCAGGCTTCAACTGTTTACAGCGTTTACAGAGATAGGCCAACAGGCAAGGCGAGAATACACAAGGCATGGCAATATTGACCGCACCCAGCGTGAGGTAGAGCCAAAGCTATTCAACATCCTGTCAAACCATTATCGCGCCGTAATAAATCAGTTTGGTTTGCGGGTTTTGCGGAACAATAAGGATGACACGCAATTTGAGTATCTTGTTAAGCTCTACATAGCAGAGCAAGGCGCAGAGCGTGTTCAGGCTATCAGTGGCACTACACGCAAGCAATTACAGCTAGTCATGTTTACAGCGGAGCAAGAGGCGTTAGGAAACGCGGTAATAGGGCGTAGGATATTTCAATCTATGAATGGCTCTTTCAGCCGCTACAGAGCCGCAACAATAGCAAGGACAGAAACACACAACGCCGCCAGCTATGCAAACCATGAGGTCAATAAGACCCTTAATATCCCAAATCAAATAAAACGGTGGGTGTCCGTAGCTGATATACGCACAAGACCAACACACGCCTCTGCAAATGGTACAGAGGTAGGGATTGATGAGGATTTTATTATTGGTGGGATGCCTATGAAATACACAGGCGACCCAAGAGGCGGAGCAAAGAATGTTATCAACTGTCGGTGCGTTACTCTCTACATTTCCCCAGAGGATGAGGTAATTGATGAGACAGGGGCAAAGCCAACAGCCGCAATCAAACCAGAGGAAAAGCCGTGGGGTAACGCTACTGAACCTGAAGTGGCTTTCCATAACGTAGGTGATTGGGCAAAGCGTGGCACAAT